GGCTAATTATGAAAAAAGTAAAATTATTTGAACAGTTTATAGGTGAAGCTAAGATTACCGAAAAAGATTTTGATAAGGTAGTTAAAGCGCTGAAAAAATCAAAATATCCAATAACTGTAATGTTTGTTTCTAAATGGAATGAAATAGACATTGTTATAGGAATGGATGCCCCTGATCCTATTGCTGAAGACATCATCGATAGATTAGATAAAATAGGTTTATACGGAAATAGAGACATTTCAATTTCAGGCGATTCTTCTAATTATTCAAGAAGAGAATACGATAAAATTGAAAGAATTAATGGAGGTCATAGAGACTATTAATAAGATGAAGCACCTAAAACTATTTGAAGAATTTACATCCTTAAACGAAGGAGTTAGCAAATACGACTACGATAAGTGGATTAAAAGTAACGGTAAAATTAAATACCCCAAATGGATAGAAAAGACTCGTAAAGAAATTATTAAAGCGGGTATGATGGATAAGGTGTATGATAGTGAACACCAGAACATGTCAATATGGACTAATTCTTTAGGAGACGAATTGTTTAAAATATACGCAGATCGTAAACTAAGAGATAAAGAGTTTGGTAAAACAGGTAGTCAATTTCTTAATGACAAATGGAATGATATTAGAGGATATACTGCGTTCGAATGGGAAGGTGCAGTGATTGCGCTAGGATTAAGTAAAATGGTTGAAGACATGGTTGCTAACGACGAACCAGTAGAACCAGCATATTATATTACTAAAGAATGGTTTAAAAATCATGGAAAGGATTATAGTAGAAGTAGAATGTTTGACGCAGCCACTAAAAAGTTAGAAGATTGGATAAAAAGAAATAACATCAAAACCTTATAAAAAAGGGATATATATTAAGTAAAAAAATTAAAAACAAATAATTATGGCAAAATTAAAATCATTTGAACAGTTTTTATCTGAAATGGATAGAGCTGAAGAAGTGCAACAAGATGTAGTTGCTACTGCTGAGCCAGTTGAACATTCAGAAGAAGAAGCGGAAGAAGTTCAGGGTAATGGTGATGCTGTAGAAGAATCTACTGAAGAAGTAAATGAAGGTGTACACCCTAAATTAAAGAAAGCTCAAAAAGCAATTAAGAACGGCGAAACTGTTTACGGAGAAAACGTTAGATTTCCTGGAAGATTTAAAATCATAGAACTTGGAGATATGTTCGCAACAGTGGACTATGAAGATGGTACTAAACCAATGGAAATGGCTTCAATGAATATCAGAATTGATTCTTTACAATTTGAATCCGTTGAAACCGAAGACGTAAACGAAGGTATTAGCCCTAAAATTAAGAAAGCTATAAAAGCTGTCGAAAAAGGAGAAACAGTTTATGGTGAAAACATCAGATTCCCTGGAAGATTTAAGATTTTATCTTTTAACAAAGCTGGTAATATGGCTACCGTAGACTATGAAGATGGTACTAAACCAATGGAAATGGCTTCAATGAACATTGCTATTGATAAATTACAATTTGAATCAGCTGAAACTGAAACGGTTGAAGAATCATGTGGAGCATGTAACGAAGAACCATGTGTTTGTGAATCTGAAAAAGTTACTGAAGGTAAGAAAATTGCTAAAGCAGACATCGAAGAAGTTGCAGATTTTAGAGACGGTGAAGGATATTCTTCTAATCAATATTATATTCTAGCTGACTTTGCTCAAGAAAAGCTTGGTGACGGACCATACGACATTAAAGAACTAGAAAAGTTATTAAAGTCTAAAGAAGTACAAAAAGCACTAAAAGGAGAGGAAGAAATAGACATGGAACATCTTGAAGAATTCTCAGAATCAGTAAAGACAATTACTGAATCTGGAGAAGAAGCTGGTTTACCTGCTGAAGATTTAAAAGATGAAACTAAAGAAGTTGATAACGATGTTGAAGCTCCTGAAGATAAGTCAAAAGAATTAGAAACTGAATTAGAAGATACAGTTGACGGTGCAGGTAATGAAGAAATTTCTGAATCTGAAGAATCTGAAGAATCTGAAGAAGTTGCAGAAGAAGAAGCTGAAGAAACTAAAGCAGTTTCTGATATGTTATCTGAGGTGTATGAAGCATGTAAAAACGAAGCTAAAGCATGGGAATCTGATGCACATGATGAGCATACAGTAGAAACTTACATGAAAGAAAATGCTGCATTAGTTGGTGGATTATCTGCTAAATGCCTTAAAGAAATGAAAGAAGATTATTCTGTTGAAGCTTATGAAGCTGCATGTAATGAAATGATCGAAGCATATTCTAAGAAAGTGAATGAGATGAAAGAATCTGATTCAGCGGTAGGTGAAGAAACACCAGAAGCTTAATACTTAAACAATAATATAAACTTTTGAAAAGGTCTGTGTATAATACATAGACCTTTTTTATTTATAAAGAATCATGCCAAGAATATCAGTAGACGTAATTTACATGCAAATAGCATACCAAGTTTCAAAACTTAGTTATGCAGAGAGAAGAAAGGTAGGATGCATTATCGTTAAAGACGAGCAAATAGTTTCATTCGGATATAATGGAACTCCACATGGATTTGACAATACATGTGAAGAAACCCAAACTAGAAACATAGATAATCCTGATCATAAAGAAATATTGATAGAGAAAGGATATGAGTGCGAAGACACTTGTTGTTCTAAACAGGTTACTAAGCAAGAGGTTTTACACGCTGAATCTAATGCGCTAATGAAGATTTCAAAATCTACACTCACTTCAAAGGGAGCTATCCTATACACGACAACCTCTCCGTGTTTTGAATGTGCTAAATTAATTATACAAGCAGGTGTAAAGAAAGTATTCTATTGTGAAAGCTATAGAGATATGTCAGGCATTGCTTTATTAGAAAAGGCTGGAATTATTGTCGAACAAGTAATAGTATGGAATGAGCATTAACAAAAGATTTTTACCAGAAAAGAAAGAATTACAATTATTTTTAAAAGAAAACGGAAGCCATAAATTCTACGAAAGGTTTCTAAAAAAGACAGATGTGATGGTAGGACCTAGTTTATCCCATGAATTCATCGACGAATTTATGATATACTATCAGAAAGGCAACACACCCGTATTTTATCAAATTCCTCAACTTAAACTTTTTGAAGTTTAAGAGTATAATATTTAAATAGGTTTAATCATGCAAAAAGAAGAGACTAAAGAAGTCCTTAAATATCAGTGGAAAAAAGGAGATAAATTTGGAACTATCGTAGAGGTAAAGGAATCTGATGATAAGTTTTTATATTTTACAGATGGAAGCAAAATATTCCATGAAGTAGCTTCTGAATTTTTAGAAGAAATAAAGGGAGAAGAGATTCCATTTCCAGGAGCAGACTTAATAGGCGAAAACATTATTCCCGATAATAATTCTAAAAAAGAAGTAGTTGTACAACCTAAAGAAGTTAAAAAGGTTGTAGAAGTAGAGGACTCACCATTAACACAGTTAATTAAAAACCTATCTTCTAAAAACGTGGAGTCTTTCACCATGGACATAGGGATTAATCTTCCTAAAAAAGAAATTTTTAAAATGCTAGTTGATAATTCTGAACAAGAAGAATCGGAAATAATCGAAGAGATCAGCAAAGTAGCATCTTCTCAAATAGAGATAAATAACCTACAAGAATTTTTAACAGAAGAAATTCAAAAATACGTTACTAACTATTATAAATTATAACAAATGAGTTTAGCAAGAAAATACAGAAGAGATACTTATAGAAAAATGGGTCTATTAAAAGCTAAAAATGGCTGGGGTAGATTTTCAGAAAAAGGAATTGCATGGTACGGTCTAAAGCAGGAAGAAGGTAGAGACTTCCACGAAAAGCACATGAGGATGGTTAATGATCAAATAGAAGAACAGTTAGGTTCTAAACTAAACTCTTTAAAAGAAACGTGGAAAGGACTCAATTACTCAGAAAAAGAAATTGAAATGCTGGAAGAGGCGTTTACTATAACAAACATAAAAGATAAAGAAACCTGGAGAGAAGATAGAAAAAGGGCAAAGTCTTTGGTAAAAGAAGCTAATAAATCAAAAAAGGAAAGATTAGCAAATGCAGGAAGTAAATCTTAAAATAGCAGATAATGGTGTTATTAAAACTATAACAGATGATAACATTAATGCTGCTGGAGAAAATTACGAATCTACTGTCGTATATGATTTTGAAAAAGGTATCGAAGATAAGATAAATTTTATAAATGACATATGCATAGATATCGGATTAGATTTTGGTAATTCAAAACAATCTAATCAGATACAGGTGAAAAGTGATTGGGGTAATAATTATAAGCCTTCTACCCTTGAAATAAAACATAAAATCCAAGAGCTGAAAAAAGAATTAGCTGAATTGGAGAAAATGGTATAATGGAAGAAAAGACGATTACTATAGAATGTATATGGTGTAATAGCCGAAAGGAATTTAATAAATTTTGCAGAAATAATCCTGGTGAAACTGTCATCGATCATTTTAGTATTAGAAATAAATTAGTAAAATCAGATCCTTACGACACAGAACCACACGCATCAGTAATCGGCCTAGCAATAAGAAATTCATTTATAAATGTTTTAAATAAAAATGAAGACTTAAATAAAATCGTTTATTTGTTTAAAAACTTAGATACTGAAACTATAGATAATTTTAAATTATTTTTAGAAGACACTATTGAACCAATTGCTTCATTAAATTTAACCGTAATTAATAGAGATGATTATCCTAAAAACGTTCTTAAAAGATTTGAAAGCGTTAAGATAATTGACCTATGATAAGACACAAACTTTTTTCAAAGGGCGAAAGGATTCACGCTCTTATTTCAAACTCTAGACATTCTCACATCGTATTTCCCGTATTGGGGGTTATACATGATGTTAAATTTGATGAGGATATGCCAAGATATCAAATTAGGATTACCAAATTTTACGATAACATAGACTTTTTAAAAAGATATTTATTTGGAATGAAATTTTCAAAAGATTTCGGTAATAAAAAAACTACATTTGGCCTTTCTAGAAAGAACTATAAATCTATGAAAGATTTCCAAGATCATATTGACTCAAAATGGGAATCATATATGATATCCGTAGATTCCGTAATGTGTGTTAAAACTAAGTCGGAGGTAATACAGTTGTTTAATAACATACAAGATTTTTTAATTGAAAGAAATTTTAAAGATATTTATGAACTTTCTAGTAGGAGTGTATATTCAGGAGGTTCCTACTATTATCAATCAAAGGGAGTATATTCTGCCCATCTCAAGAAATTTTTAGGAGAAAGAGAACCAAAGATGGATAAATATTATGATAAGCTTTTATATAGACCGCAGTCAGACGACCTGGATGACATAGAATTGTGAATATATAAAACATAGTAAAAACATAATATTAAAATATGCCATTATTTGGGTTAGTATCTACTGCAACAGTTTCCAGTTTAAAATCATCTGTTTCCGGTTTCGGAGACAAGGTTGATAATTTTTTCGATTTATCCAGTCCGGACGGATCAGGAGTACCTAAGAATGTTGATCCACAAGACACTATTCTTGGAACGTTTGATAATCCAAATGCAAGAAGTAGGGCAATGTTAGTTGGAGAACCTCTCAGTAATGTTAGACCCGGCGGCAAAGCACAATACTATACACAAGAGGCTGAATCCGTAATATATTACAAGAGAGGTGCTGACGGAAAAGACACTAAAGAAGAGATTACAGACGGAAAGCATGCATATTCCGTGTTTAACAAATATTCTCTTGTAAATTATAGGGGTAGTTTCTTTACACCGGGTGGATCTGCAAAGGCAAAAGGAGCAGACAAAGAGGAATATAATAAAATAGATGAAAGAACTTTAGATAACCCTACTGTTTCTAAAATAGTTGAAATTACTAAAAACAATGCTTCTTCCGCAAGTGGCTATGGATATATGTATAATTATGCAGATTTTGCATTATGCAGATATAATGGTAAAATACCTAATAATTATCTATTAACGCTTAGAAGATTCCCATATCCTGTACAGGATGATATTATCACGCCGATGAATATTGATAAGGCCGGAAAGCCTAGAGAAGTTGATCAGCCAGATATTGCGAGAGCAGTTACGTGGATGAGTGAAGTTACAGGTAACAGTATGTCTGATATTTTAGGGTGGTCTCATGGATATAATTGGAAAGATGAATCAGCAAGTGTGCAAACTAAACAATCTACTAATTCCAGTAGAAGAGGTGCCTTCGGTCAGTTTTTGGATTCAAGTGTAATAGGTACTGCAGCTGCTAATGCTGCTGCGGGTGTTGATGGAATCACAGCACAAAGAAGAAAAAACGGAGGAAGCGGATACGATTACATGGAAAATACATATCCAAATCACGTATTTGGACCTGTTAATGTTATAAAAGATGTTGCCTTTAGAGAGCAAGGACTAACGTTTAGTCAAGAATTCAAACTTAAATTTGAATATGAATTAAGATCTTTCGGAGGAGCAAACCCTAAAGTTATGATGCTAGATCAATTGGCTAACATCATGGTTTTAACATCTAGTCAAGCTCCATTCTGGGGAGGAGCCGTAAGATATGTTGGAAGCGGAGGAGCAGGAAAACCTTTAGGAGATTTAAGTTTAATTAAATCTGGTAATTATAGCGGATTTATTAAAAGTGTCGCTTCGGGATTAGGAGATATGTTCCAAGGTGTTAAAAAGGATGTTGCTAATTTAGCATCTGGAAAGGATAGTAAATTCTTAAATAATATATTAGGTGGAACACTAATGAAACTATTTAATTCTCCATCAGGTGGACAGGCAGCAGCTTCTCTATTAACAGGAGATCCTACTGGTGCATGGCACCTTACAGTTGGAAATCCATTAAATCCTATTATGATGGTAGGTAATCTTACATGTAGAGAAACTAATGTAACCTTTGAAGGAGGATTGGGTGTTCAGGATTTTCCAGAAAGAATGGTTGTTGAAATAACATTAAAGCCTGGTAGAGGTAGAGATAAATTAGATATTGAATCTATGTTTAATATGGGTAGAGGTAGATTTTATTTACAACCTGAAGACGGAGTTGATGTTAATAAAGTTTATGTGGAAACTGCATACGGTGGAAAAGATAAGAGAAAGGCTCTTAACTCTGAATTTAGAAAAATAGCTAACGGGTAAGAATGAAATTATATAGTATAGATAAAAAAGAAATATCTGAAGGAAAACTAACAATGTCAACTCCTTCTTTTATTTTTCTAGAAATGGCAGAAAGTTCCGTTCAATCTGTTCATGTTGTTGAAAATGATGAAACATGTAGAATAGATCTAGTGTCTCTTTCCGAATACGGAACACATGACCATGTGGATGCTATTTTAAAGTTTAATGGAATATCTAATCCTTTTTCAATCACAGAAGGAGATGTTCTTCTTATACCTAAGATAGATGTTGCTAAGAAAAAATGGAAGCTTACCTTAAATAAAAACTATAAAAATCCTATTAGAGATCAGTTTATAAACACGAAAAGATTACCTGTGAAGGATGCTAATAGAATTAAGTATTTAAGCAAGAAATATAATAAAGAAATATTGCCACCTAATATATTACAATCGGGGCAAACCAATATCGAAGTTACTAACGGGGAAATAAGAACTTAAAAGTATGCCATTAAATAATCATGTTTTAAATGTATTAGAGCACGCTTTGGAATTAGATGTTATAAAATTTGATTCGTTTAAAGAAGAAGAAGGTGCACCAAAAATAAGCCATGAAATTGGAGGGCCAGTTCCTATGATTGTAATCAATGGTGTTTCATTTTTAGATCAGGATATTAAAAGAATGGAAATAAACTGCAATGTAAAAATTCCAACAATTGATGCAACGATCATAGACACTCGAGGAACTTTAGATATAGATAACATACCAAGGGATGGTGATGTAATTTCCGTAAGAATCGCTGCAAGGCAACAAGATACATTTAGAGATATTAGAATAGATTTCGATATTGATGAGGTTTCAGGACCTCCTACTAGAGATCTGGAAAAAGCAACAAAAGGAGCTAAATATACTTTTAGTGGGACTATGAAAATACCCACTATGCATTCTGAAGGATGTGCTTCATATGAAGGAACTTCTAGAGAACAAATTGAAGAATTTGCGACAAACCTAAAATTAGGGTTAGCCACTAATATAGATTCTGCAGACGATAACATGAAAGCGCTTAATGCCTGTCAGCCTAATTTTGAGTTTCTAAATAATTTAGTAGAACATTCATATATAGGTGAAGATAGTTTTCAAACTTATTCTATAGATCCTTATTATAATATATGTTACGTTGATGTCAACTCTCTTTTAAACTCAGAAGAAGGCGTTGATGAAACATTTGTTAATTTTGAAATAGATTTTGATGAAGATGGCGAAGAACAATCTTCTAACAAGATACAAATGTCTAATATATTAACCAATGCTTCGTCAATGAATGCAACTAATACATTTATAGAAAGCTATAATCTTATAAATAATTCAGGCGCATTATCTAAAAGAAATGGTTATAAGAGAAAAATGATATACTATGAAAATGATTCTGAAGGAATAGTAGCTCATGAATTAGAGCCGCTTGCTAGTGAAAACATGAAAGACATTGAAGAGCCACTGAAGGGTAGAAGAGGAGAAGATAGATATCAACAAGAAGTAAAATCAAAATACGTTGGAAGGCTTCCTATTCAATCTGATGAAGCTCCGAACGTACATTTAAATTATTCATATTCTGCAATAAGCAATAAGCAAAATATTGATGAAATGAATAAAATGAAACTTGAAATAACTTTAAAAACGTTTAACCCAGGTATACATTTATGGCAAAAAATACCTGTTCAAATAATGAAAGGTGGTTTTGCACAAATAACTGCACAGCAACAGACTAATAAAGACAAAGATGAAAAAGGATTTGATACAGATCAAGAATTAGAATCTGAAAATGTAAATGACTTAAATGTAGATCAAGTTAGAGATGAATTTTTATCAGGTTATTATATTATAGGCGGTATTATTTATATGTATAAACCTTCTACGGGAATTACTCAAAAATTAACACTATTAAGAAGAGAATGGCCTAGTAGAATGTCAGAAATTAACGAAGAAACTCTGGCTGAAGAAACTCCACCACCTACACCACCAGCTCCGGAACCTGAACCAACTCCTGAACCTGTTGTTGAAGAACCAGAAGAAGAATTAGAAGAATTAGAAGTAACCCTTACAATAGACGGAGAAGGCACTTCATTCTCTCAAAGCGAAAGTAATTATCTTTCTATAACAGGAACCTGGGAATCTAATAGAGATTTTGAAGGATTTGAAGATGTTGAAATTGAATTTGAATCTACGGATGACGATGGAATATGGGGTTATCCTCAAATAACTCCTAAAAAAGGAGAAGGTGTGACAAGTGGAACATGGGAATTTAAAAGCCCAGAGATAATATATGAAGATGGAGATTACGAAATAAATATTACATTTACAGCGGAAGATAAGGAATTTACAGCTTCTTCTAGTATGACTTTCGCATATAATGATTCTCCATATACATATGAAATAACAAAACAAGGTCCTAAGAAAGGCATAGTAGTCTACAAGGAAGATACTGAAGTATATAGAGGTGTTCCGGCCATAGGTGCTACTGAAGAAATGTTAGTAAAAGAAGCTAAACTCGAGCTAGACTCACTTCAAGAAGATGATGACATCCAAAACATGCAACCAAGATCTGAAGATTCTTCCCCACATGTTTATGAAATAAACACAACGGGTAATACAATAACAATCGTCGTGTATGATACCAATGGCACAGAAATATACAGAGGCGATCCTAGAATTAGTATAAACCCAATGCTAGATGAGGGTGGAGTTGTAAACGAAGCTAAAGCAGCCTTAGATCCATCAGGGCAGGATCCTAATGTCCAAAATATGCGACCAAAATAGAATATATAACCCATGTCAGACTTTAAAGATAGATTAGATTTTCAAAAAGGTAAATTAGCACAGTCTCCTTATCAGGACCCGACTTATTTGTCGTTTGTAATATTGTTTAACACGAGCGATCATACTAATTCTCCTCTTTTATCAGGTGCTGCAGAAGAATTTTACACACAGCAGCTAGGAGCGACTGCAAGAAACGAAAGAAATATAGATAACGCTACTAAAAAGGAAGGTTCTCATGGGCTTTCGGCTCTTAGAGCTGAAGAATCTGCTAGACTAGATTCTTTGACCGACTCTTCCCCTACGGTAAGGTTTTATGAAGATAGATTACAAAATCTTATAAAGTTTAAAAAGGCATTATTAGATATTAATAGAAATACACCTTGGTTTTTCCAAGGATTACAAGGAATAGACAGGGCAGTTACTGCAATCAATCCGAGTAATCCATATTATGGAGGAGACGATGCGAAATTAACATTAAGTTGTTTAGAATCTATTAACCTTAGAGTTTCGGGTTTAATGCACCTTTATAGAAAAGCTGTTTTTGACGAAGTAAAATGGAATTGGATTTTACCTGAAAACTTAAGAAAATTTTCTATGGTGGTTTATGTAACTGAAATAAGAAAAATACAGAATATGTCTAAAATAGAGCTAACTGGAGTTCCTAAAAAAATAGACATAGATACTATTAAAGGTTTTCCTGGAAATTTAAAACCTAAAGTAGGAGTCGGTAATAGCAATGAAGGAATTTCAGGAAGTGCAAACAGACCATTCTTTATGTTTAGATTTGGAGAATGTGAATTTTCTTTAAATACAGGTTCAGAAATATTTGGAGATCTTACTAAAAATCCAGGTGAACAGGCAAGACAAAGTATAGAGATAAACTACGAGGTCATAGATAAGATGGACGCTAGAGTTTTAAATGGAATCGTATCAGATACTATTCCAGATGCATTATCCCCTGCAGCAGATTCTGAAAACTATGCAGCCGATGGAATTGGAGGATTTTTAGAAGATAAAATAAAAGGGAAATTAAAAGAATTAGGCCAGAGAGGTCTAGATGATTTAAATAGATTAGCAAGAGAAAAGAAAGACGAATTAGTACAAGGAGCTAGAGATGCTGTTAGAGGAAGAGTTCCTAATTTTGAAAACATATATCAAGATGCTCTGCGAGGAGTTTCTGACGGAGTGGATAACATTGGAGCTACTATTGCTGAAAACGTATTTAACGTAGATACTTCAGCAACAGTTGGAGAAGCCTTGACTAGAGCGGCTGAAGAATCTCTTGGTAACGTAAACGATTAATATATGTCAACTGAAAAAGAATTAAATACTGATAACCTTAGAGACACTCACTGGTTAGGAGAAGTAATCGATAATGTCGATCCTCTTAAGCTAGGTAGATGTAAGGTTAAAGTTTTGGGAAAGTTTGATAATTTACCAGATGATGCTATTCCATGGGCAACTCCCATGAATAGAGACGCAGTAGGTTCACATCATGTTCCAAGAATAGGAGATATTGTTTCCGCTAGATTTGATAATGGAAACCTATATCATCCTGAATATTGGTTTCACATCGATCAGAACAAAGACCTTAAGGCAGATATATTAGACGGCGCTGACAATGCTGAAAATGTAATTAGTTTAGTATATGATGCTGAAAGAAATGTAAGAATCTATCATTCAGAAGAAGATGGTTTGGTAATTACCAGAGGAAGTGGTGCAAAAGAAAGACCTATAATTCAAATCGACGAAGCAGGTGATATAAAAATCTCAACCGAAGCGAGAGTATTTTTAGATTCAGGAAATGTATATTTAAGTAATACGGGTGAAGAAGGAGAAGACACATCTGAACCAGCTGTAAGAGGTAAATCTCTAGAAGCATGGTTAGATGAGTATTTAACCCTTTTCGAAAACCATATACATCCAACCGGTGTTGGTCCATCAGGAACCGCAGTCTCATTGCCGCCTACCCCATCAGGTGTTGCATCTTTGAAAAGTAAACACCCTGATTATCAACAAGAAAATAAATAAGAATGACTGCACTTTGGCCAATATTTATAACAAACGTAACCAAAATTCTTCTAGAACAAACTCCAGACACAGCAGGAGATTTTGGTAATAAATTAGCTAATGAATATTTAGCAGCTGTTAAAACCTTTGCAACATGTGTTCCTGGAACAGCCATTCATGAATCTTCACCCGGAGAATCTGCATTTATTTCAAGCTATGAACAATGGTTTACAGACCTTTTTGAAAAAGGAGAACCCGTAATGGTATCTCCTGATACCGAAGAAGAAAAATTAGGAATTGCAGCATGGCTTGCAAGTGCAGCTGGAGCTGGATCTAGATTAAGTATCGCTGGAAAGGATAGTGATCCCGCATATAATAAATTAGAAGGAGAAATTGGAGGAGGTATACAATATCAGCCTACTGAAGAACTTGATAAGTATTTAGAGGAGTATAAAGACGACGAAGCAGAAGATCTATATAGATTTAAGTATTTTGAATTTCATCGCCTAGATGGAAAAGAAAGTGCAGATGAGTTAGCTAGAATTTTTGCAACTAGACTATTGATGCAATTTGAAGATATTACTGACGGCCTTAAGCCCGCTAAAGATAGGAGATGGGATTTTATACGTTGGTTAGGTAAATTTGAAACAAATAAACATAACTCAAGTAATAATGGAGATGTTGGAGGCGTGACAAATGCTATCATTAATGACAGGGTTGCAAATAGGACTTCGGCTATTAACGAATTAAAAAAACTTGACTGGAGTTGGAGTGATTTTCAAAAGGAAGTTGGAATTACAAATAACACAAGAAACAGGAATGGAGAATTTCATAAGTTAGTTGTAAAATACGTTTATGAAGAAATAATGAAAGCACATCCCCTAGACGAAGATGCTACATGGGCAATGGGTACTAGTAGAACTACTGTTAGAACTACAATATGGCATGAAAGAGCTATAAAGGCGGAGGCTACACAGCCTATTAAATATCCATGGCCATTCGACAAAGAACTACCTGAGAATTATGAGGAAATGGAACCAGGTGAAAAGATGAAAGTTAGATACCCTTTTAAATTAACTAACTTAAAAATACAGGAACCTTATGATGAAAATCCACAGATGCCACCTGTATTAACTACAAATGTTATTTCAGAATTTACGTGGAACGGAACTAAAGAGTACGGTCAAAGAAAAAGTAAGCTTGATCAAGCCTTTATTAAAACTGAATTAAGAAAAAAATGGTTTGGGTGTCCATTAACAGAGTCAGACGAAGGCACCGATTCTATAGTGAATATAGATATGTCCAAAACTGGTACTGTTGCAAAACAAATTAGAAATACCTTAATAGTTGAATTAGGATTAGAAGCTGCGATGTTGGCAGAGGGAGGTAGTAAAGACGATCCATATAAAGAACTTGCAAAGGCAACTCTTAAATACTGGAAGGACGCAAAATTACAGCCTTTTGCAACTTCTGCACCAACTCCACCATGTTCTTCTGTTCCCCCTTTGGGCGGAAAATACATAGGAGTTAGTTACGGAAATCAAAAAAAATTAGCAGACAATATACGAAGAGCACTTAATTCTGGAAAAGATTATGGATTAGATAGGGCTGGAGCTGCGGCTGCGGTGGCTAAGGCGCTAGCGTATTCTTATTTTACACACCTTAGCGAGATGAAATTTATTTACCTTGGAGGCATTCCTGCAGGAACTGTTCCATACATTCCGATGATAGGATTTGACGCCACCGTAATTTGATATATAACAAGTAAAACATACATTAACCTTTTAAAAACAAAATTAAATGTCAACAAAGACAACAATTAAACAAAAGAGACAAAGAATCTCTACAAAAACACAAGAAGTAGAAGTAAAAATCGAAGAAACTTCAAAAGATGAAAGCCTTTTAAATTCCCCAGAACCACTTGAAGATTTTGATTGGGAAGCTTACGAAGCAGATTGTCCAACTAAATTTAGAAAACCAAACCCACATGTCAAGGCACCTCCTGGTGTTAAAGTTTATAGTAGGGAAGCTTATGCCCAAGAATTACTAGACTTAATGGAGGGTTATTCATTAACTTCTAATACACAATATAATTTAAAACTAGGTTCAAGTTACACCGGAAAAGTTTACGGAGTAGACTCAGACTGGGCATCCATCGACGTAGGTTATAGAGAACTAATATATGTAGACTTATCTAGAGAAACCACAGAAGTAAGAGAATTATTACAAACAGGCGTAGAAGTAGACGTACAGTTAATAGCTGATAAATCTATGAACGTCAAAAGGTATATGGTGGGATCAGTTACCGCTGGTCTAAAAACAAAGGTGGTAAGAGAAATTGTAGAATCTATAAATGAAGGAAATACAGCGTATAGTGGAACAGTTATTAAAATGATTCCAGGCGGAGGATATATTGTACAAGTCCAAGGCGTAGATTGTTTTATGCCAGGTTCCTTAGCTGGAGTTAATAAACTACACGACTTTGAATCTATTATTGGAACAGATATGTATGTAGTTCCAGTAAGTTATTCTGAAGAAAAAGGAACTGTTGTAGTTTCTCATAGAGCTTATTTAAGAGCCTTAATTCCTAATAAGATTAAAGAAATACAGGAAGATATTTCAGTAGAAAGAACAGGCCATGTTACGGGTTCCGCAAAATATGGTGTCTTTGTAGAATTTGAAGGATGTTTAACGGGCATGATTCATGTTAATGATTTAGATAAAGAAACTGCAAAATTACATAGAGAAAGAACATTAGAACCAGGTTCTGAAATTAATTTTTATGTAAAAGAAGTTATTAACGAAAGAAAAATAACTCTTGTACAGGGTTCTCCAGCTGAAAAGAAAATAGACCCATGGGAAGGTATTTCACAAAGATATAATAAAAAGACAGAAGTTATCGGAAAGGTAAAGTCTACTAAAGATTATGGTCTATTTGTTGAGGTTGAAGAAGGTGTAGTAGGTTTATTGCATGTTTCAGAATTTCCAGATAATATTGACATTAAAGAAATATCTAAAGGAGCCGATATTACGGTTCAAATTATTAGAGTTGAAGAAGATACTAGGAAGGTATTTCTTAAATTATAATAAGGTTTATTATTAATTTTAAAAGCCCGGTCATTCCGCCGGGCTTTTTCACGTGAAAGAGTATCTAAGAGAGATATATAAATCAACTTAAGTTATATAATTACGTAAATGAACAACATCAATAACTCTAAAATATTGGAGAATGCTCTTATCGGGGTAGAATTTGAATTTTATTCAAACAAGTCCATAGACGATACTGCCAAAGAATTAGCTAGTCTTTTAGGTAAAAAGATTAGAGTAGAATCTAAGGCACATAGCGATTTTGAAGTTACCAGAGATGAGTTCAAAATAGAACCAGATATGAGTGGAGGTGAAAAACTTATGGAACTTGTAACTGGTGCACAACCATATCATTCAGGTAGAATGATGATTATCAAGGTATGTAAATGGATAGAAGAAAACGGATATACTAATGATAGAAGTTCTATTCATTTAAATCTTTCATTCGATACTAGTAAAATAGAAAATAAGCACAGAATTTCTAAAATGAATGTTCTTAAATTTATTTTAGATTTTAAAGAAAGTCAAGTGTTTAAGTTTTTTCCAGAAAGAAAAGATTCAGCCTACGCTAAATCAATTAAATTTGTTTTACCAAAATCTGATACTTATTTCTTTGATGGTTTAAATATTACTCCTAGTAATTTTACATTTCCAGATTCTAAATATTATGGAGTTAACTTTGAAAAAAGACACAAAAACTATTTAGAATTTAGATATTTGGGTGGTGCTGATTGGGAAAAGAAAACTTCTAAGATATTGCAAATGTTAGAGCTATTTATATCTCAATTATGGGATAGCACTTCAACAACTTCATTTACACCGTTAAATGCAATAGAGCTTAGAAAAATTCTTTCTAAAAATGAAAAAATTATAAAAAGTAGATCTGATTGGAGAAATATCGATAAGGGATGGAATGGCAAGGTAAAACTAACCGTTGATCTTAAAGACAATGAAAAAATAATAGATTTACATTGGCCTAATATTAGAGAAAGAGTTTTGACGCTTTTCACACATGGCGAATTAAATACTGGGCACATTAACTATGATTCTGACAATGGGACAATTCAAGTTGAGGGAGGTAATCTTCCTTATTGTGTGGATTTAAGAGGATATGAATTTGTTAGGTGTTTTCTTAGAGGCGAATTTACAGAATGTGATTTCTTTAGTTGTGATGTAAACGGATCAGATATTCATTCATCTAATTTTTATCAATCTAGTCAGGTAAATTCTTCTAAATTAGAAAGTTCATACGTCCATCAAACATGTGTATTAAAGGATTGCTACATATATGGTAGTGGTATGATGAAAGGTAAAATGGAAGGTGGTATATTTAGAGATGGAAAATACGATAAGAAAACGGCGCAGTTTAGCACTGAAACAGAAAAAATACTTTATACAGAAGTTTAAAAATAATTAAAATAAAATGAGCGATAATATAATAGGTAATCAATCTGATTTAACGACTCCACCTTCATGGGATACGGAGTGTTTTAATAATTTTGTAAATGAATTAGCATCAGAAGTAACAGGGTCTTGTATGATTCCTATGAATCTTCCAAAATCAGAAGTTCAAAATATTGTTAAAAGAGCAAAGAAATGGTTTTATAAAAACTATGAATATTCTATGAAGGAAAACTTTATGGTTCTTCCTAAGGAATTATTTAATACGACATACTTTAAAAATAAAAGAACATTTACTCTTCCTACAATGGACCCAGCAACAGGAGGTGGAGAAGTATATTCAGTATATGGATGCTTTGAAACAGGATCTAAATATGCAGGTGGAACAGATATTAGATTTTCACAAGGTGATTTTGCAATTGAAAGAATGATGTATACTGGTATGTTTAGCGGAGATGGCGTAGTAGATGCTGCAGAAAACTTACAATATTATGTAATTAATGAAAGCTTTTTTGATTTAGCTAGACAGATTTTAGAAAATCCAATAGGTTATCACTATAATCAATTAACCCATGAAATTAAATTTACAGGAGAAACTCCTAATAGAGACATTATATTGGAAGTATATGAAACTATCCCAGAATGTGCACTATTTGAGGATGAGGCCTTTTTTAGATATTGTGCCGCAAAAATTAAAATTTCATTAGGTCAAAAGTTAAGTATATTTGGGTTTGCATTACCTGGAAATATTGAAGTTAATCCCGACGCAATTCAAGGCCTAGGTGAAGGAGAACTAGAAGCTGTGATTGAAGAAATAAAAACAGATGAGGGCACCGATTGGATGATGCACTCGTAATAGAATATATAGTTAAATGGAGTTTTATATAAAAGCAAAAGGTGATCCCGGATTTAATCCTTCTACGTTAGAAATTAATTCTGATTTAGCTAGATTAATGACACAAATAGAAACTGTTCTTTTTACAAGAAGAGGAGATGTTTTAGGTGAACCTGAATTTGGTGCAAATTTAGAAGATTACGTATACTCTTTGAGTTATAATGATTATTTACTTAAAAAAGTAGTTGCTGAGCAAATTTATAAATATGTTCCCTTAGCTAGTAAATTTAACGTCACGGTAGATGTCGATTTCACAAAAGAAGTTGATAGACACATGGTGTTTGTAGACATAAGAATTGATAATAGATATCAACTAGGTGTCTATGTATAATAAAACTAAAATTAAAAATGGCAGATAATAAATTTTTATCGACATCCAGAATTAAAGCTGGTGAAATGATTGAAGACGTGAGATCCTACATTAGTAGGATATACGGGGAAGTACAAGGTGCTTTTACAACAGCTTCTCCCTTTTCACAGATCCTAGATGTCATTTCAGAAATAGGAAGATTAATATTCTTCTATATTGAAGATTCTACAGTAGAGCAAAACATATTAACAGCACAAAACCCTGAATCCATTTATGGAATATCTAGGTTAGCTGGTCATGATGCATTTAGAGGAGCTGCCGCCGTTGGTGAAATAAAACTTAGATTAGGCGTTTCTAATTTAGACGATATCACTGGAGATGCATTAAATATTCCAGCAAATGCTACTATAGAATGTAAAGATAACGGCCTTAAATATACTCTAAGAACTAGTAACGATCAATTTAGATTAGAAAAATCAAATTCAAATTACATATATGCTCCCGTTGTTCAGGGTGAATATGAAACACAGAAGCTTACTTCAACTGGAGAATCTTTTCAATCTTTTAACGTAATTACAAAATCAATGGTAGATCATAGCGATGTTAGGGTAAAAGTTAACTCAGCGCTTTGGACAAAATATGATTCACTATATGACATGAAGAAAAATACTCAAGGATATATTGTAAGAACAGGTATATCTGGAGGATTAGATCTTTATTTTGGAAATGGATCTTTTGGAGAAATTCCTGAAATGGGATCTACAATAGAAGTAGAATATTTAAAAATTGAAGGAGCTATGGGTAATTTAAACGGAAGAGCAGACCTATCGTTTAAATTTAAGACAGAAGGAACAGATTCACTAGGAAATACACATGATTTAAATGAACTATTAGAATCTGAATTTACAGTAGCTCCTAAAATGGGAGCAAACCCTGAAGATATTGAATTAACAAAGCTAATTGCTCCATTACAATCACACTCATTTGTATTAGCAACACCAGATAACTATGAGCATTTTCTATCAAGATATGGTATGTTTTCATATTTAGACGCATATAATACAACTGACGATGGATATTTAGATGATGATAATGTTATCTATCTATTTATGTTACCTAATACTCTTAAAAAGTTACAAAATAATAAAGACTATTTTTCTCTAGATACTTCTGAATTCTTTTTTACAGAAATAGAAAAAGAAGGTATTTTAGGATTATTAGAAAAATCAGGAAGACAGATGGTAACGACAGAAGTAAAAGTCGTGGATCCTAAACCCCAATTTTTTAGAATGGACATTAAAGTAAGATATTTTGAAGGGTATACTAAAGCAAATCTTGCTACTGAAATAAGATCTAAAGTTGCAGAATATTTAATTAATATAACTAGAAGAGACCGCCTTCCAAAATCAGATATAGTTGCCATAGTAGAAGCAATAGAAGGAATAGATTCTGTGAACGTAAAATTTACTTCTGAAAAAGAAGAAACAGCTAGAAGACTAGGATATTATATTTCTGAGACAGTTACTGTTACGCCTTCTACACCTGTGTTAAAAGACATAGGTAATGGTAAACAAAAAATGGTTTTCTTTAAAAGAAACGTAACTACTTCTCAAGTTAATTTTGAGCCTGGAGCTCCTTTACCCGAAAATGTAATTAACTTAGATTCATTTGGTGATATAATTTTAGAAAAAGAAGAGGTAGCATTATTCAGAGGAGGATGGCTAGATTCGGACGGATCAATGGTAGATGATTCTGTTAAAACAGGTGAAAAGGCCGCGTTATCAATATACTTTGACGAACCAGCTGTTAAAAATACAATCTTTGCGAAGGTTCAAGCTAAAAATAGGAAAGCTATATAATGGAATTATTTAACGGTCTTTTTAAAAGTAGAAAAAAAAGAATTTATTCTATTAGAGAAACAGTTTTTGATGATAGAAAAAATTTAGGAAACGATTATAGAAAAAACATGTTAAAAAATTCTATATCTAGCCATATATGGAGAAATAACCAAATGAATGATTTTATAAATTTCGTTCAAGAGGTATTAGCGGATTGGGTTGATTCTGTAAATTATTTAAAAATTTATAAGTCATACACAATGAAAAAGGACGATAAAAAAATTAGATAATAATGTCATATCAAAATCTTAGATTTTTTGATAATAATTCTAACGAATTAAATTTAGAATACGATAGTGTGCTAGGATATTCTAAAGGTACTGTTTTTTTAAATGAAATATCAACAGGCCTTTATGAGACTTTAAATCTATACGTATTAGAAGAAGTTAGGGATGAATTAGATAACGTAAGGTTCGTTCATCCTATTTCAGCAGACGCTAATAATAATACTATTAAATTTAAGTTTGTTTCCGAATATGGAGATAGTGAGGATATTTTTCTATACAGTGGTGTTATGAAAAATGGAGATTATGAGGTTAATGTAGATAATTTTCAAACTAGCGAAATGAGAGATAGTTCTTTTTATAATGGGCTAGATTCTGAGGGATTTAAGGTAGTTCCTTTAAACGCAACCGCTTTACACCCTACTGCATGTTTGGCTAATATAGCTTTAAGTTCTGAAATTGAAGGATTTCATATACGAAAGCTAGAAGTATTCGCAGACCAGGATGGAGTAGAAACTAAAATAGCCGAAATAAAAGTATACGGTGAAGTTGTTGCAGAAGACGAAAGGCTTAAAACTCTTTTAACAAACATGGCCCTTAATCTTGACGAAATGGATTATCTAATATTTAGAGATTCTGACATTAAAGATTTAGGAGTAGATTATAAACTATTAAATGCAAAAAGAAAAGAGCTTTTATTACAGGCTTCCACTATAAAGCCATTTATAGGAACTTATAAAGCCCTATTGGGAATAATAGATTTTTTCGGATATAGCAATGTAAGCCTTAGAGAGTATTGGTTAAACATAAACGAAAAGGCAGAAGGTTTTGGAAAAATGATCGTTGTGCCTGTTGCTAATCAAACTGAAGTAGGTTTCCTAGCAAAGAAAAGCAGAAATACCAATTTACCTAATTCTAATCAAAAGAAAACCTCTAGATTTTCTTTAGCGTATAGGTTAAATGTTCCTACTGGAAGGTTAAATGAATTTGATTTACCAGAGGTAGAAGAAATAACCGATTTTTCACCTGATGAAATATTAATAAAATTATATGCTTTAAAGCGTAAATTACAAAGAGAGTATTTACCCCTTAATGCTAAGATAGTCGATATTACTGCCGAAGGAGATTATTTCGATAGCGTCAGTCAAAGAACATGGAACAATCAACACCAAATAAAAATTCAAAATGCAGGGCAAGATGTCCACTATGAAGTTTTCCCTGAAGTAAAATCTATTTATATAGAAGATTTAAGAAAAGTTGATTATAGATTAGAAGGACTAGGTCATGATATATTTTCTTTTTCAAAATCTATTAGAAACGAAATAGAAGCTTCTATTAGATCATTTTACACGGAATGGCATGATGAAGATATGTCTTCTTATAATACTATCGCCGGAATTCCCGTAGGAGCTCCTTTAATTTTATCAGGAACTTCTCTTAAAGACACATGGGACGATGCAAACTTTACTTATATAGATGCAAATGACACCGACGATGACGCAAATATTTTACATTCAAGTGGACAATCAACTTTACAAGATCCTTTTTTAACATGGGATGATTGGTGGAAAAGAAGTGTATATGAAATTGAATGGATTATCAAAGGTCCTAGAGGATATTCTAAAAGTGTGAGAGGGCCGGTTGAAGACTGGTATACTTTACCATTAATATTACCATACGTTGGTGAATATTCTATAGATGTTGCGTTTTGGGATTTATATAACGTTAGAAGTGTTAGTCATAACGAAAAGATTAATGTTAAATCTAAAAATGTAGAAATATATGGAGTATATCAGAAGCTGACACCTGAGTTAGATTGGTCTAACTATAAATATCAATGGGATGAAGCTGGATCTTCTTGGGAATGGGGAAGAGAAAACCTAAACACGGTTGAAGAAAATATAGCAACGTATTATTTAACATTAGATAGAGCTAATTATCTGAATAGTGATGAAGACGGAAAAGAGTTTTCAGTAGTTAGAAGATTTGCAGACTCAAATACTCCTACTGGATTTAATGAAACAACCGGACCATATCAATGGAAAAAACTTAGAAAACAAGTATGGAATGATGGACCTTCTATTAGCTGGGATCAAACGAGAGTAGGTCCAGACTTAAACTCTTCGTTTAAACTAGAAATAAATGGCGCGACAAACGGTACTATTTCTGTTTCTCAAATAGACAATTTAACAGGTCTTGAAATAGTTGAAGAATATTCTCCTATTTCTACATATCCTACTTCTAATACTGATTTTTCTGCATGGGAAAATCTGAAAGAAGAATTAAATAATTTAAATCCTAATCAATGGCCTATCTTTACCAAGTTTAATTGGAACCCAGTATATGAAGATACGGATGGCAATATAATAAATAACTTTGATGGCGCCGATCTATGTAATTATATGTTAGTTGTTTCTAAGCAACCTAATCAATTGTATGATTTTTACAATGCGACAACAACTACAGGAAATATAGATCCTAGCAGCTTTGTTAAATATCAAGCTTACAACCCTAGCTTTAACGATACCTACGTTATTGATGACCACGGCGCTATTAATCTTCTTAATCATATGACGTTTTCATACGATTTAACTAAAATGCCGGGTGTAATTAATCAGAAATGGAGATTGATAAATAATAGTGTAAAAAAAGAAGATATATATTATGATAATCAGTGGCTGACATACTTATTTGACACGAAGGGAGAGTATAGTATTGAGCTGGAATTAACTGATATTAACGGAAATAAAAACATAACAAGAAAAAACATCTTAACAATTAAATAAAATGGCAAGTATTACAACAATTTTAGGAACGCACAGCCTTTCTTCTTCGAGACTTACTATCAATAATAACTTTGATAATGTAAATGAAGAATTAGGTTTAATTGCAAACGTTCTAGACACGACAAACTCTACGTTAACTTTAACAGGCGCTGTTTCTGCGGGAACTCTTTCTTTAAATAACGGTTCTTTATCTACATTTAGTGTAACAGGATCTTCTTTTGAATCAGGAGTAGAATCCACATTTAAAGAGAACGTTATTTTAGAAAAATCTTTACAGGTTTCTTTTGCAGATACTGCTAATTTCCCTGTAGGAACCCCTTCATTAGGTGCATATGAGTACACTGGTTCTGACCCTATTTCATTAGGTGCTTCTACTAGTGGACAATTATTAACAATTGCCGCTAATGTTGAGTTTACAATGGACTTAACAGCTGCACTAATTCACGGTGCAACATCTATTACCGTTTTACAAGGTGGTAGTATTAGCTTAATGGGAGATAACAACGGAAAATGGTATATTGTAGGTTCTTATAACGCTACAATTGCTTAATTATAAAATAAAAAGTTTTAATTAGATGGCTACACCACTAATAAGGATTCCACAGGAACAGGGCGGTACGATGTATGCTTTTGCTAACGCAGCAAGAGATCTTACTCGCGCCTATTATAATCCAGATATTAATTTTGAATTTTCTAAATTTGCACTACTAGACTTGCCAGTATATGCAGATTCAATTCAAAGCGATCCGAATAACCCTGAGTATGTTGGACCTAACTATATTGAATACAATAGATTATTCGAAGGTGGAGGTGGTGAAAATGCTAGTTCTTATGACGATACGTTACATGATGGAAACGGTAACGTTCATTTTGCACAAACTTTTCAAAGCTATGCTTTAAATTTAGAGAATATGCTTTTAAACCCTGAAAGCAATGACGATTTTGACGACGTATTATTTCAGAGTGATGCAGAAAAAATATTTTTTAAATATCTTTATCACATTAACGCATTTAGAGTTAGAACTGCAACTTCACAAGAGGTTTCTACAGGATATTCTAGAATGATAGAATTAGACGATTCTCTTCAATCAGGTTCAGAATACAGTAAGGTCATAAAATATATTGGAAATATAGATGTAACCAATGATAAAAATTATAAAGGTCAACAATACAATGAAATATTTGTAAACGTTCCTTCTTCGGTAGGATATACTCCTGAAGTTTTATTAACTTCTTCTCCTTTCAATACTAATAATATTAAGTTTACGCCAGGAGAAGCTTTATCTGGAAGATCTATAGATGATATACACCCGGATCCATATTTAAATCTTGAAACGTATACTGATCAAGACGATGGTACTTATAACACGAATGTTAATGAAATACCTGGTTTCGGAATTGATTTTAATTCAAGCGCATATTCTAAAATAATTAACGATCCAAAGTTAAACACTATATTAGATTATTCACAAAGAGGTGGAGACTTTAGATTCAATGCGATATTGGTTTATTACGACTTATATTCTAAGTCTAATATTGGAAATAAAGCAACTAATTTATATGGTGTAATATTATTAGATAACTGGAAGGAAGATACTACTAATGATGGATGGTATATTCCGGAGCTTACAAAATACAAACCTAACGAAGTCACGGGTCTTAATGGTAATGCATTTGCTCTTAAATTAAATTTAAAATTTAATTCTTCGCTAGATAATGTTGGTGTTGAAAAGAATGTTAATGATTATTCAACATTCTCTATGGACATTTTCCTAGATACGACGTCTACACTAGAAAATGCAGCACAGCTATTAAGAGACGCAAATAAAAGATATAATGAGATTGCAGAGAAGGTAGAAATGCTAGAGAGCTTTTTACTAAACTCAGAAAGTTTACAAGGATTAAATACTAGATTGGATTCAGTAGAATCAGATTTAGAAAATGCTACATTAAATTTCCAAGATGAAAGAACACTTTTAGATTTAATAACTAATACTAATTCTAGGTTAAACCAGGTGATATCTGGTGTAATTCCTGCAGAAATACAATATAATACAGACGTGTTAGAGTCAGGTAACTCAGGAGTGTCTATTGATAAAACAGGAAACGGTAAAGTTAGAATAAATAATTCTAATTTTGGTTATAATTTAAGTCAGGCATATGTTTACGATACCGTCTCTTCTATTAACGAAAGAGAGCTTAATTCAGATGGACCATTTTTACCTTCTGAATCTGGAACTAAAGCTGTTTGGCAAAGACTTAAAACCTTTGATAACTTAGTTAGAATTTATACAGACCAGAACGAGGACTTTGATTCGAATCTAAATATATACTTAGACGATACTGTGTCTTCTTGGAAAAAAGGACAAGTAGTCAGAGTAACTTTTAAAAATAAAATTAAAAATCTATCAACTAATTCTATTACAATATGGACAGATAAGAATAATGGATGGTCACAAAAATTATCCATTCCATCGTCATCCTTAATAAGCGATATTCCATACATAGAAATAATCTGTATAGATGAAGTAAATAAAACGTTTGAATACGATATTTTAAGATAATATGAGCGCTAGCAATTCTATATCACATTTACTCGAACAGTTTCTTGAATTAAACACTAATTCTTTAGAAACTTTTGAGCGTATCAATGAGGCTATTTCTACAGATAAAGAAACAGTTACAATTGACTTATTTGACAATCGCACTGGGGAAATGACAGCGATTCAAATTCCAGCGTTTGGATTTTTGAAAAGAGAAATTGAAAGAATTGATAAGAATTTAACTTCTATAAGCGGATTAGACACATCAAGCGCTAATGTAAGATTAAAAGATGGTTCTTATAGAAGAATACATACTTCAAAGTTAAAAGGCCCCTCAGCCCCTATTACTAGTTTAGCAACCCCTAAAGAATTTAACACTAAATTAAATGATTTCTTTGAGGATTTTTTAAACCCATTATTAACTATTAATCTAGATGTAAAGGGTCAAATTCCAGTAGACACGGAAAGAGTTTATACAGAAAGATTTATTTTTGAAAAAGATCATGTTTCTTCTACGGAGGCTTTTGACGAAATATTTAAAGGTCAAAACGATATAAACTATTCTAAATTTATCTCTAAAATAAAAGAAGATGGATTAAAATATAGAATAGATGCGGAAACAGTTGACATGCCGATTAGATCTATTCAATACAATGGAGAATTAGATGTATTAAAGGTAGAAAATGTACAGAAAACCCTATTAGTAGATGGAATCACTCAAACTAAAACGGTTAAAGTATACACTTTAAATAAATTAACATATTCAGATTCTAATAAGGAGATGAAAGACACTGAATCTCTTAAAGTAGGAGATTCACTGGTCGTGAATACAAAGGAATATAATACTAGATATAAGGTTTCTTCTATTGACTCTTCTACTTCTCAGGTAGAATTATCATTAATGGAAGGATATGCACCTATAAAAATAGGAGCAAAAGCCTTAAGAATTTATAAAGATATTGACGCATCAGTTTCAATAGACGTTAAAGTCGGGTTTGACGAAAGGCAAGTTGTCTTTGTAAAACCAATCGATCCTATTTCTAAAATACCTGCTACTGATTTTTCACCAGGTATTGCGTTTTATTCTAATGAATTAACTATTCAAAATGAGGATGGCATAGTTACTACACTTGCAAAATATTATAAAGAAGAAGTTGCAGACTTTGGTCAATTTATCAAAGCTCTTAAAGTAGATTATATTCCGCCAGCATCTGAGGGTCTTATTCCAGATTCACCAGAAGTTGAAGTAGATAACTTTAAAGTTACTCAGATTAATAAGCATTTAACAGATAATGCTAGTGTTGAAAAAGTTAAGAAGATTAAGGCAGATAAAGTAAAAGCCAAAGAAGTAATTAAGAAATTAGACACTACTATTAAAAAGAAGAGAAAATTAATTGCTACTAAAAAGTTTTCTTCTAAGATTGAAAGAAATAGGGAAAAGAATGAATTAGTTTCTTTAGTAAGAGAAAAAGAGGCAGAAACAAAGGTATTTTCTTCAAGCGTTAGCGAAATAAAGGCTATTGCGGAATCTAATGAATTACCAAAGGTAACTCCAAAATATAGAGTTAGAGGTTTTTGGTCTATTCCAGACGCTAAAAAAGTTGGTGATGAAATTTCACAAGAAGTAGTTCAGTTCGTAGCAAGATATAGATACATTTCTGCGACTGGTAAAACTTCTGTAATAGAACAAATTAAATTTAATAAAAAGACTGCTGCTTTTTCAAATTGGGTTGAAGTTAAAGGACCTATTAGAAAAAGAGAAAAGCAGGCCGATGGAGGTTATAGATGGATTATAGAATCTGAAGAAGATTCACAAGCTATTAATTTTAATTCAATTGATTTACCAATTCAACCTGGAGAAAAGATAGAATTAATGGTAAAATCTATTTCTGAAGCTGGTTTTCCACAAACACCAGTTGAATCAGAATGGTCTGAGATAATTACTATTCCATTCCCAGAAGGAGAAATCGCAACAGACGGAGCTAATACACTAGTTAATCAAAACGATTTAGATAATGTTAAGGTAGAAATCAACGATGATTTAGAATCTCAAGGTTTATTTACTCACTTAGACGATGGATTTACTGCAGGAGATACTTATTACGCACACCAAGCTGATACTGTTGCTTCAGGATTTTTAACAGGAGAACAAACACCCATTAGTGTATATGATAAACTATTAGAATTACAAAATCAATTAGAAAGATTACAAGCACAGGTTTCTGGAGCGGTTGGTGAATTGCAAGTTAAAATTATAGATGAAGATGGAGACGTTACTTTAGTTAAAAACAATTCTACTGCTAAAATATTCGCAGGATATTATGTAGATGATGCTCCTACAGGAGAAACTAAAGGCTATATAGTAACTAAAAACTTTAAGATAGAATTACATAATACTAAGGCATCCGATCTTGAATTATGTGCCAGAATAGTAGGAGACTTAAAACAGCCTGCATATATTTCTACTTCTGAACAAGAATTTGGATTAGGTATAATTGACCTAAGTACAGGAAATCTAAAACAAGCGGCTGATGCGACACCCGATTCAATGGTGTCAAACGATTCTTATTATACACAAGAAGCACGATACGATCAAGTCCCTGTTGTTTATCAAAACTTAACCGGAGATGCGAATTCATATAATCATTTTGCAGATTCTCCAGATCAATCTACGCAGTTAAATGGTCAATTTATTTATTCTAGATTTAAAAATCTAGCAAATAATGGTAATTTATATTCAACTACAAACCCCGATACAGACGCAACAAGAAAGGCAAATTTATCAGGTGTAACAACTGCTGAATATGGATTATCATATGCGGTATCTGGTACTACTGGGATTCAAGATAGAACTCACTTAAGAGATTTTAGCTCTGCCAGTTTTACAGCTATCGCTACAAATACTACTAATCTAGGTGGTAGTGATGATTTTATTTGGAATGGTACATTTAATAATTTAGGTGCTAGTGGTACTACACCTGATGTAGTTTCCATTTCGCAATTAGGTGCATCTGAATATGATAGTGGTCTTTTCTTATCAAAATTTCATCCACTAATTCAAGACGCCAGTGGTGATGAAGTAAATTCCGGAATGACTTTAGATGAAATTATTTCAACAGGCGCAGTAGCAATGCCAAAATATGCGGTAAAAAGATCTAACGATCAGCTAGGAGGCAAATTACAAACCGCATATCAACCTCTTACAATTACCTTTAGAGATGGTAGCGAATCTGGACCTAAAGATGATGACGGCACGGTTATAGCTAGAAAATCTATTAAAAACTCATTTACAGAGGAAGACAAATATTTATTAGGAGGTCTTTCTTGTGGATCTTTCTTATATCTTTCACCTATAAATCAAGAAAGTTTATCAGTAGATGGTCCTACGAAATATGGTAAAAAAATAGTAGAAGGTGGAAGCCAAAATGCGATTTCAGTAGATATGGTATTTCAGTATAGAATGACCGATTACTTTGGAAAGAACTCAACAGGTAAAGGTAGATTAGGTGGAATATACGGAAACACATTCTCAAACTTGACATATTCTAAGAAAATAGGACTAGATATTATTGATACTTATAAAAATGAGTTTAGGTTTGACGTTGAAGTATACGCTAAATACAGAGCAGTTGGAACAAATAAGAATAGTATTAATAAGGTAATGCTTACTAAATACCGTGCTTCAGGAAGTGGAATAACTAACTGGTGGTGGAATAGAAGAAGATTCTTTACCGGTTATAATGACTTCTATTCATCTAGACTTTACGACTTTGACGCTCGCCCATATAGGTAATATCTCGCTGTAACGAAGCAAGATATATACTCTAACAAAAATAGAGTCTATTCATAAATGGCGAAAATTATTAACACAGCGGTAAAGAATAGTTTACATAAAAACAAATCATTTGCCTTATTAAGAACTAATCCAAAGCTTACGTCTAACGTAAAGCTAGTTACGGATTCTAATGAAGATATTTATTTGAGTTCAATAAAGGCGAGTAGAACCCTATCTCAATCTGAATTTCAAAAATATCCTATTTCTGACTCCGGTCAATATTGTAGGGATGTTTCTCAATTTTATGGAAGACTAAGTAAAGATGAAAGATATAGACTCGGAAGAGAGTTTACCGATTTAGGTGTATCTTCTGATTATTCTACACAATACGAGAATTTATATAACTATGGAGCTTCTTTTAACTTTACAAAGGTATATGATGAGCAGTGTAGAATATTCGCTCCGATATGGTTAGAAGAAAGTGTTCCTGAAAAATTTGTCATTTACAGGGTTAAAGATGTTGATTTTAAAGAAAACATAGGGGAAGGTACAGAAGGTCAAAATTCTAGAATTCAAGAAATGCTGTCAAATGCAACTCTTATTAAGACGTTTGATTTAACTAATAATTCAAAATTAGGTAGATATTTAAATAGCCATATTAACGATCCTCTTCTTCCAAAGTCACACATAGATTTTAATTTCGAATTAGATGACCCTACGTATTTTAATGGCATTGATGTAATGTTGGGTGGATTTATAGAAAAGTCTGACTATATTGACGACGATTATATAAAAGAAGATCTTCCAGAAATATTAGCAAATAACACTTTAACCACGAGCTTTGAAAGAAATGGAATAATTTCGCATAATGTTTTTAATTTAGAATTTTTATTTGATGATAATGATGCTAATGATTATGAAATTTACAGATACTTTGGATTATTCGTAGATGTTCATGAAGAAGGAAAGGTTTTAGTTAACTCGGTAAATGCACATGGATATTTAAACTTAGATGGCTTTGTTGATAGCGATAATTTACCTTCTCTTACGGATATTACACAGCCTATTTTAGGATGGGTAAAAGATTCTAATCAAAACTTTCACAATATATTAAATAGATTTAGAAAAACCAGGTTAAATGGTAATCAAATCCTTACTTCATATAGAGGTGATTCTTCTTTATTTGTAAATAAAGTAAAGAACCCTTTTAATACCCCTGTAATAAGTAAAGAGCCCTTTAACGGGTTTATTGAGTTAGATATAATTCAATCTCCTTCTCACAATGACAAAATATTTTTAGGAGACCTTTTAGAAATCAGTATAGAAAACTTTAATTTAGGAGACTTTATTTTAATAGCAGATGAAAATCTACAAATAGGTACTTTTGAAGAAAATAGATATTCTGCACAAGGCAATACTTCTCAAATTGCAGCGGCATTAGCTGCAGCTATAAGAAATGCAGAAGTAATACCATATAAAGCCACGTCTATAAAAAACAAAGTTATTATAGACGATTATTCTCAAGGTAGAAATAAAAATACTACAGTCTTCGGAATACATTCTTCTAATCCGTATATTTTTATCAATATGCAAAGCTCTACTGATGCTAATGAAATTTTTGAAAAAAAGTATAATGAGTTTATCAGTGAAGGTGGAACCGTAACCGGAGGATTATCTCTTGGAGATTATGAAATATACACAATGATTGGAGGATGTGCTGTTTCACAAGGAATACTTATATCTGAATTAGAAATAGGTAACGTTAGAATAGGAGATTACGTTAAAGAAAAAAACAAAGATGTTTTTGTAAAAATAATAGAAATAGTTAAAGACCCTTATTCTGATAATTATAGGGTTATTTTTGATAGGCCTGTTAATTTTTCATCTGATTTAGATCTAATCTCTTATACTATATATGAAACTCCATTTGGAAAGTTTTCTGCATATGATTTTAAAGATTTTAATTTTGATTTTTACGACACCTCAAACTCGGATACGTCTGCATTAGATTTAGAGAGCATTCAATATAAAAACGATGAAGATAAATTTTCAGTTTCTAGCGCATATTCCGTTTCTATATTAGCGCCTAATGAAGGTAGCAGCACCTTTGCAGGTCCTGACCACGCTGTAATTATTTCTGGAGGAAACTTTAGAGATTTTATTAAAAAAGGAGACTTTTTAAAATCATCTACTGATGGAGAATATGTACAGGTTAAAGAAGTTTTATGGACGGGAGATTCTTATAATGTTACTAGAATATCTTTACAGGGTGAACCCTGGTCAGGTTACACTATACCTAACGGTCAAGTTAACGAAGACTCGGAAATTGTATATAGACCTGGAGATGATTCTTTAAATTCATTTAAATTTAAATCTTTGACCGGAGTTATTGCAGATGACGGTACTGAAAATGATGTCGATTCTAATATAATTGAAAGTGAATATGATAGGCTAAATGAAAATAATTTAAAAGAAACTTCTATAAATTCTAGAATAATTCCAACAATATGTAAATTTTCGTTGAAGAATTCTACAAATTCTAGAAATTTACCTTATATTTTAAATGTCAATGAGGCATTTGGAGTAAACAATTTATCTTCTGATATTTCTATTTTTTCTGATAGAGATCCTCAGAAATTAAACATGGAACATTTCTATTTGTTAAACATACCTTCGTATTTAAAAAATGAAAACAGCATACCACTTATTAGAGATTATGTGGAAGTTGGAAATACAAAGGGAACTTATGAATATCTTTCAGATGCATTTAAAGATACGTCCTTTGACTATTTTAGTTATTTTATGAATTATACAGGTGGTTTTGATTCTGATGAAAACTGGGTAAATGCAATTCCACATCAAATGTATACTATATTTGGAGAAGGAGATTCTATGAATTTTTCTTCAAGTGTATTTAAAGGTCTAAGGTATGTATATAAAGATAGAAAGGAATTTGAATTAGATGAACCTATTTCATTTACACCTTCTTCATCTGTTAACGGATATAAAATGTCTACTATATTATGCTATCATACACCGGATGAAAACACAAATCCGGCTGAAGAAGATATAAACGATGATGTTAAAATAGAAGTAATTAAAAACGATAAATTTAAAACAATATCTATTTTAATCAACCTTAGAGTTTCTATAAATGATGTAAAAGAATTAGATAGATATTTGTTATACACTCTTGAAGATTTAAAATCCGGTGACGAAGTAAAGAACACTAAAATTCGTGGATTTTTAGAATTTGGAGGTACTTCTTCATGGGGAGACGGAACAGGTACTACACAAATGCAGTCTTCTGCTCAATCAGTAGGGCTAGATGCGCCTAGATTCTCACAAGACATATTTAAAATAAATGAAGAATATTCATACATACTGTTCGATGCCCCAGGGTTTGGAACATATGCACTTGAAGTTGTTTCTGTGATAGACGACAACAATATAATAGTTACTAATCAGGCGTATAAATGGACGGTAGAAGGTATTGATAAAAATCAACCACTACAGCAGCCTAGTATAATTCCTAATAATACACCTCTAGAATATTCAGGAGGTGGTGAAAGAGGCTGGAACAACATTTTACAAGATATTACTTCTTACGGGCTTTCAAATAGAATAAATTCTAATAGAGAAATTGAATATGTTGCTGTTTCAGAATTAGGTGAAATTTCAAATAACGACTATGTTATTCATATAGAAGACGGTGTTGAATTTATAAAAACATCGATATTAACTGTAGAAACAGATGATGATAAACCAAAGGCTTTTAAAACTAACAATAGGGAAATAGGATATGATTTAGTTGCGAGAGAAGATGGAGGTTATTATACTACTCTAAAAAGAATGAATGGTTCATACGATCCATTGTTTAGAGATGTTATAACTTTTACATCTCCTTATGAAAAGTATAAATTCATAGACACCGATCTTATGAATACATGGGAGAATATTAGCAGGGATCAATGGACTCGAAGTGAAGAAAATGCATATCATGATTATATAAGGTATAATAGATTTTCAGGAATAAATTGTATGTTCTCTTCTAATTTAAAATTAAACGATAACTATGGTTTTATTAAAAATTTCTTTTTCCACAAGGTAAATGAAGAAGGAGGAACAGTTGTTAAATTAAGCCAAGAAACTGATAAATTACCACTATACCCTCTGATTGGAGAGATAGCAATAGATAAAAAGGATTTAAATTTATTTAAAAGTAAATACTCTAATGATTATTACACTAGATCCTATGGAGGTTCTAGGTCGGTTCCAGTAAGTGGTACATTAAGTCCCATAGAAGAAAGATCATTCATGGCATCTACGATAATGAAAGTTAAGAATGAATATAATATTTCTTCATATGACACTATTTATGTTTCATCTTTAACTGAACTGGATATAATTAGATATGATGAAAAAGAAAATGAAGGAGCGTATTTCTTTGAAGATTCTCAAAAAATATACATAGATTTTTATGTAGCTGATTCTTTTATTCAAGAGCTAAAAGAGGATAAAATTACTTCTTATTATAATAGATATGTAAAACCCGAATCTTCATTTGGAGATAAGACAACACTAGAAGACGATGTAAATATCTACATTAGAGAAAATATTATTCCAAGATTTTTAATAGATTCTATAAAAATATATGGAAAGCAAATTGCCGGTTCTTCATCTGAGTTAAATAGTATTTCTGATGTAGAAGACATTTCTTCAGGAGGATATTTAGAATTGACTAATTTTGAAATTAGAAGTTTTGCGGAAAAGCCCCTGGACTTTAGATTAATATATAATAAAAAACCCGGATATTCCTATAAATTAAGAGTCCATTCTAAAATAATTGCATAACACATGAACATAAGAATCAAAGAACTTTTTAAGAGTGATCTAGATCCTAACAGCAATGAATGGTGGTCAAAGGATAAAATTGATAAAATCAATTTCAATTTTAATCTTCTTAGAAATGGAGGTCCATCAGGTCCATCTGGATTAGAAGGTCCTAATGGAGTTGAAGGGGATAAGGGTGAAACGGGAACTGAAGGAAATCAAGGTCCATTTGGTTTTCAAGGAATTGTAGGTCCTTCGGCTGTTGGAAGCTGGAAAAGTACAATGCTCAACGGCGTTGATGAAAATGGAGATAATTATACTCAAAAAGTAATTTGGCCAGCTGTTCCGATTGGAGTTGCTGGTATGGCTATTCCTGTAATTGGTACTAATTCTAACTTAGACACTAATGGAGATTATTTAAGTCCATGGTATGGAACAACTGCAACGGCACCTATAAACCTTTCTTCTAATGGAGCTTTTAATGTTTTAACAAATGGAGCAACAAGAGCAAATAACGAGGATTTCCATGAATATTCTTCTTTATCATCTTTTTCATTAGATAGTGATGATAGTTCTCACTACTTTAATTTTGGAATAAGTAATGCATCTGATCTGGCCCTTGGAACAGCGTTCAATTCTGTTTTCGAAATAAAGCCCAACGACGCGTCTTCCGGTTATAGATATGAAATAGACTTTCAAAGGAATATTAATTTTAATTTTATTTCTAATCTTGGAAATATTAATACTTTAGGTGAAAACTCTGTAATAAATTATCCTTTATATGTAGATGCAACTCAACCCGGTAGAAAAGTAGAATTTGTAGTAGGAGGCTTAAAATTTAATCACCAAGCTAATTTAAATAATGTATTAAAATCAAATGATAACGTAGGAACTGTTACTTGGGAAAATGTTTCAAGTTTATTTTCAGTGTTACCTATAGGATCTATTGTTAAAATACCTTCTACTTCTTTTAATTCTTCTAATTTTTATACCGATAATGCAACTGTTACAGATTTAAGTACAGGTGGAACTACTAACATTAGAACAAACTTTGGAGCAGGTAGGCCAGATGGAATGTTTGGCGCATGGTATTTATGTAATGGTAGAAAATGGGGAGATGGCGGAATTATATCATATGATACCCCTAATTTAAATGGATTTCATTATTCATTTGGAGTGTCATCTACGTCTAATCCTGGAAAAAGCATATATGGAGGATCTGAAACTTCTCTTTCAACTAATACTAGCACAGGTGTTATTACACAGTCTCATCAATCAGGGTCTCAAAACGGAAGATACCTAAGTGATATTCAAAATAATTACGGAGATGAAAATCATATCGTATTTGGAGAACATGTTAGTATTATTTTTTTAGGCAGTTATGGATATGAATGGGGTAATTTAGATTCTACAGCTGAAACAACAGACTTTTCAGCAGGGTACCATGAATATGTCGATTCCCCTGATCAAGATGGTTTTGATATTTCAGCAAGGTATGCAGCTTCTCTTAATCCTGTAACGCGACAGTGGACTGCTGATATAAGCGGAGGTACTTCAATAGATACCTTTTGGCTAAGTGACGCTTCTTTTACAACCGATGGAACTAGCAATCCTTCATCTTCGACAGGTATTAGAGTTTATGAAAATGGAATTGAAGTTGATGACGGATGGTTTTTTAGAGAACATTCGGCAGTACCTGGCGGAATAGCAAGATATTATGAAAATGGCACAGGATTCACAGGTTTAAAACATGTGTTCGAACCCCAACAGAGTTGGATGTGGTATGGAGAAGGTCTATGGGATGTTGACGGAAATTCAGTTGATATTTTTCAAACAACATATAATAATGAACCCGTTTCTCTAGCAACCATACAAAATAGTAATAATCCTGTTTTTGTTGAAATGCATGTGTCTAGTGATTTTCAAGGAAATCCTACCGCTAATAGTCAAAATTCAAACACTAACGATCCTGATTTTACAGATTATGAGTCAAATTCTCATATATGGTCAGTTAATTCTTCTAATCAGATTGTAATTCCTACAACTGGATGGTGGAGAAGCGTTACATATACAGATGCCTTTACGGGTAGTTATAATATATCCTTACCTGCCGGTTATCAATTGACTTATAGAAAATATTGGAATAATTCAGACAACGAATTTAAAGGCGCTACGATTAAAGATAATTATATTCCTTATAATAGGACATGGCACCTAGCTAGTGGTGCAAATTCAAGTAGTGCAGCATGCGATACATCAGGAACAAATTCATTAACATTCTATGCTAGAGACGCCTATGGTACATTTGCAGGAAATACAGTTAGTTTATCTTTTTCTAATTTTTCTGCTCAAAATTTTAACTTTATTACAGATCAAATATACGTAAGAGGAGATGCATCTCATTCGTCTAGTACAACCTCCCTAGCTGACACTGGAAAACACCCTCTAGTCCTAGTAAAAGACGGTCCTATAATAGGGGAGCAACCAAACATAGTTATCGCTGATTCAGTTTCTTCAAAATATAGAGAAATTAATTCTAATTCTATGGCTCCTACTTTATCAGATTGTAGTGGAGGCTCTACGCCTAGTGAGTATACATTTGATTTCACTAGCATTAGTCCGGATATGGGAACTGGTTCCGGGACCACAGTCGCCAATTTTAATTGGAATGGGCCTAATTTAAGTACTTCTGATTTTACACTCAGCAATATACCAGGTACCCTTTCAATGGAGGTAAGTAGTATAAGCAACTTTAATAATAACGTAACAATTAGTATAATGCCGACTCAAAGCGCCGGAACCCATCAAACGATTGATCTTGATTTTAACGGTCCTTATCCGATTACAACAAGCTCAGACACTGATATTGATTTTATATGGGGACCATGTCACGTAGAAGGAACATTAATAACTATGTCAAACGGTAAATTTAAAAAAGTTGAAAACTTACAAATAGGAGATAACCTATCTTCATACGAAATAAATGGATTAAGCGAAAGCGGAGAATGGAGAAATTTTAAGGTAAATAAACTAATTAAAGAGACCTCAACTGTTAAAGTTGTAAACATAAAAAAGGGAACACATGCATCATATAGGGATATTAATAAAGGTCTAACTAAAATAACAGGTGAACACCCTGTTTTAGTAAAACACAATAATATAATTCAATTTAAGCAGGTTAGTGAAATATCTTTAGGAGAATTTATATATGTAAATGAAAAATGGACCAAGGTTTTCAGTAACGAACATGTAAAAAAGACATCTAATACTTATAGTATAGATGTTGAAGCAGATGATGTCTATATAGCTGATGGTGTACTTTGTCATAATCAAGAAGAAGCAAAAACCGAATAATAATTATTAAGATATAGTATTAATACAGATATATAAACCATAAATAATAAAAAGAAGTAATGCCAATACCTATTAATTTAAAGCAGATTTTACAGTCAGATACTCAGCAAGAGAAACTAGATAAAATCAATTATAACTTCGATCAGCTTATTGCTAATGGAGGAGGACCTATGGGTGCTACTGGTTCAATTGGCGAAACCGGTGCACAGGGTGTTACTGGAGATCAAGGTGCACAGGGAACTCAAGGACCCCAAGGACCCCAAGGACCCGCAGATACAAGTACTAATTCACAATGGAAAGACGCTAGTACATGGGCAAACGGAAATCTTAGTATAAAAACTATTACACCTATTAACGAGGGTGACACTAATAATAATCCCCCAACATCAGTACTTATAGGATTTGCTTCTAACGACCCAGAATATAACGGAAATCAGAATTTAAGTAATTTAGGAGGAGTTTTAAACATTAACAAAAACTCTAATTATTCAACTTCAAATATTAGGTTATTTTCTGAAAAAAATTACGATCAATATTTAGATATTAATCTAGACACTGATTCAGATACATCTACTAGTACTATAGAATTTAAGTTTAACTCTATTGTCGGCGACGGAGAATTTAATTATTCAGCTGATAAATTTAAAGTTAGTGATTTGTCAGGAAACGAAATGATGTCCATAGATTATTCTAATGGTGTTTTATTTACAGGCACTCTAGTGGCTTCTAGTTCA